AGGTATTCTCCCAACACTGAAGGTAGATGTTCCATATCCATTTGGCATTCTTTTTGTAATACCAATTGTTTATTTTGTTCTTCTGATATATGCTTAACAACAGCACTGCTTAATAGGTCTTGTAATGCTTTATCAGCTGCATCAGATTTTTTATCATCCTTCTTCATGTAATTATTTACATCTAATTGATTATTTTTCAATTGGTGTTCTTCCATAATTAGGTGCTTTGTTGTTAATGCCCCATTTTACCAATTGCTCAACTAGGATTTCAAAAGTGTTAGTTTTGATTTTATATTTGCCTGGAATGAATCTTCCACCATCAAAAAGTTCAAAACAACTACTACCTAATTGTGCGCCATTATCTACGTGCTCATTAATATAGCACGTGCAGAAAATACTGGCATTACCTGGATCAATAACAACTGTCCATGCACGATTATCGTTGTGGCTATAATTGTTATAAACTTTATCTACCATGTAACCAGAATCACGTAAACGCTTAATGAAGTAACCTTGTGTTCTAATATTATTTGCCATCTTCTTTTCCTTATTTTATTTTACCAATGCTGTTGCTATATATTTAAGTAGGCAATCGTTGCTACTTAACTCCATCATTAACACCTTTGTTTGAGTGTTAACTTTAATATTTAAATCATTAAATTTTATTCCTGATAGCTTTCTTAATACATCTAAGCTAATAGGTAAATTGTTGAATTTATTTCCCACAAAAGATTCTGCCATTTGAATATTAACAGTATCAATATTGGGTTTTGTCTTATCTGTTAGTTCACCTTTGACACCAACACCGTCACAATTCAAATACAACTTATTTGAATCTTCTGTGAAACTAGATATCTTCATTATCTCATCTAACTTTGACTTTGTTATAATGAATTCACTATCAAAGGTTAACTTATCAATCTTATCTACATTTACAATGGACTTTCTAATAACACCTTCATCCATTAAATGAAACTTAAAGTTTATTTGGGATGATTTATATGCTAAATGATTACTATTAATCTGAAGCTTTACAATGTCTTCAGGAATACAATCTAACAGTTTGATGAATTTTCGAATATCATAAACATTCAAATGAACCTGTTCACCATCTGCTAGACCAGTTTCCATAGTTATATTCGAAAATAGAATAATTTGTCCATCTTTAGTATTACAAAGACTTGTAATATTTTTGGGTGTTACATCTATAACACATCCTTTGTTCGCATCGTCATCACCAACAATTTTACTAATAGGAGACAAGAATTGTCCCGTAAAAGTATCCTTATTAATCTCTATTTGCATTATTTCACCGTTTGGGGTTGTTGTTATTGTGTGTGGAATTTTCTAGGCTGTTCTGGACTGGACATACTAGACATCATTCTCTTCGTTCGTTGTATATTAGCTCTATTGCCATTTATAACAACATTCTTGATTTTGACTATGTCCTTTTCTAGATTATTGATTTTAAACAATAACTTTTTAATTTCTTGTTCTAGCTTAATATTCTTTAGTTTTAACGCGTTTAAACTCGCGTTTAAAGCTTGTTCATTAAACATTTATAGTACCTTGTTGTTCTTGTTTGCTTTTTGTTTTAATAAGCTTTCTCTTTTCCAAAACATGGGTCAAATCCCTAACGAGTTTACCCACTTTTTGGATTTCGATAGTCCAACGAACGTCCATATCATCTATCTTTTTATCTAAATATTCAAACCATTGTGCTGAATTTTGGGGCTTACCCTTTTCATTAATAGTCATAGGTAACAACATTTGGTTATCATCTTGAGGTGCCGGTTGTGAACGAGGTGCCTGTTGTTGTGGTATTGCCTTACGAATATCTTCAGGCATAGGTATCATAAGATTTTGAATAGGACGAGCTGCAATAGTTGTCTCATTCATTTCGTATGGATCTATAATCGGTTGTTGTGGAGGAGGAGCACTCATTGGTCCTCTTAAAAATGCATTAGGATTTGTCCTATTTGCAGGTGGTTGATTATTAGGTTTATTTGTTGTCTGTTTATCAATAAACTTTAAATCGTTGCCGAGTTGGGCGGCAAATAATGCCGCCGCAACATCGTCTCTTTTATCTACTATATCATCAAATTGACTCATTATTTCATTTCTCTTCCTGCATTAATTACACTAACGGCATCGTGTAAATGAATACTCTCGTGATGTTCTGCAATGAAAACATAATCCTTAATTGTCTTATCTAGAATTTTATCTAGCAATGCTGCCATTTTGCGCGCCATATCTTCTACAAAGACAGGATTCTCATACATTAATTCTGTTTGCCACTTTTCATCAGGTCTCTTTAAAATATTAATAATTGGTGCAGCACCAGTCTTTTCAACCAAATCAATTAAATCTTCAATCCAGCAGAGTTGACCTTCAATAAGTTCTACTTTAACAATACCTGTACTACGTTGATTGTGAGCACTATATTGACTAATTTTCTTACTGCAAGGACATAAACTGGTATATGGTACCTTGACCGTCATATAATATCGTTCGATACCATCAACTAATTTTCCTTCTAATGTACAACGATAGTTCATTAAACTAGTAATTTTAGATACTGGTCCGTGTCGTGTTAAAAAGTAATCAAAATTAACCTTTAAATAGGCATCGCTTGCTTCTAACTTATCCTTTACTTCTGTAAGTGTTGTTCGTATAGCCTCTCTAAGATTAACGTTTTCTCCAACGAAAACCTTTTCTAGAATAATACGAAAACGGGACATATTAACTCCCTTAGTATATTTGTTTAAATCAGAATAAACTGAAATATCCGCAATACAGTCATTAAATGTCCCGTCTTTTTTCTCAACCTTACAGGGTAATAATACCTTGTTGATTCCAACCTTATTAATCCTTCGTTGTTCAAAGGTATTGGTATCGTTCTGTACATCTGGCAACTCGTGGGCTTGTTTGGCTTCTGGCATGGTATTATTTCCCTTTCTTATTTATCTTATAGACCCTTTAGTAACTCTTTGATCTTGTCATCTTCAACTTTTGTCTTTGTAGTTGCTGTTTCAGGAGCAGCTTCAGTTTCAGTAGGTGTTTCGACCTGATCTTCGACTACTTCACGAGTCGGTGCTTTCTCATCATCTCTTCCGTACAAGTGAACAGCCAACATCTCTTTTAGTTCTGCTGGTGATTTACGTGTAAAGAATGAGGTCAAGTCATGCAAGCTACCCAATATTTCTTTGCTCTTTGCAGGAGTCATATTAGGAATTGCACTTGGGCGAAGGAATCGACTTGCTGAATAATTCACAAATGAACGCGAACCTTCTTTTGTGCTTTCAACCTTAATTCTAAAGTTGGAACCATTTTCAGAAATATCAAATACAGCTGCTCCATATTCGTCTGAGTCTTCTCCATCAATTGCTGACTGAATAATCTTGCCTAACTGTGGACCATAACGAAGAATCTTAATTGTTCCGTTATTCTCTGGATTGACAGGATCATCAACAACTAAAACATTGATCAACCACTTTTCTTTGGTTGAAATGTTCTTTGCAAGTTCAATTGCATTCTTGTCCGACTTATTACGGTAAAGCTTAATACGCTCACCTTCAACAGGATCTGGATCACCCCAAGTCTTGGGTGAAATAGCCTCTACATACTGACCTGTACTTACACTGTTCCAACCATAATGATAATAGTGGAAGAATGTATTCTCAGGACTATCTACATTAGGCAATAATCTTACTAGGTAAGAGTTACCTGCTGTAGTCTTCAAGAAATCCTTAAAATTGGAGTTACCCTTTTTATTATTACTTTCTTGTAGTGTCTTCTTTATACTTTCAAACATGCTTTTGTTATATCCGCTCATAATTTCCTTCTTTCTTTATACTTTTGTTTTTATCTATTTTTATCTTGTTATTTGTTATAATTATATATTATAATTGTTGTTTTTCAACGTGTTGTCTATTTTTTATTCTGTTTAATCCGATTATTATTAATTGCTTTGCATATTTCGATCTATTGTATTTCTCCTTATAATTGTATAGTCTATCTCCAAAGTCACCCATCAATAAATCTCTTTCATCCTCTGGTGTATTGTAGATTAAATCATCAATACCTTTGAATCCGAAAATGACATACGGTGATATTTGACCCTGTCTTATTTGTTTCATCCAGGTATAAGTCACACCTGGTTTTTCTAAAATGTATTCATCAAAATTGATCTTGTTTTGTTCACAATATTTACCTATTGATATGATAGAATCCTTAATATATTGTAATGATTCATCACTATCTGGATCTTGTTCTTGGAGTTGTTTTTTGTAAACTGTATAGGTCCTTGTTGCTGCGGGAGTTATAAAGAAATCTACCCCAAAATATTCTTTATCTTTCCACAATTCATATGGTGCCTTAAAATATAATTCTTTATTAATTGAAGGAAACCTTCTAAAAAAATTTTCCATAATGACCCATTTATTATAATCATCAGAATCTTCAAATCCATTAAAGTCTTTTCGAACTTTAAAAGGTTTGTTTCTGGACCTTCTAGAGACGACTAAATGTGTATTATAAATAGCTTCTAATGTTTCGTTGTCTTTTTCCATTTTTTAATCCTGGAGCTAATAACTTTAGATTTACATAAAATTGGATATCTAACTATCATCTCTCTAACCAATTCTTCAAATGTATCTATTCCTGTCATCTCTAATAATATTTCTCTAATTTGTTCATTCTCTACTAATATTAACAAGTAATTTGTGTAATTCACCTTCTTAACTTGTATAATGGATAAGAATGATCCAAATTGTAATAGGCATTCATCCAATTCTTTATTTCCTAAATAATGTGAGGCATCTTGATTGCATGTCATTGAAGCATTACTAGGTAATGTATAATCATTTTCATTTATGTTCATATGGGGTTAAAGTTTTACTAAACTCAATGAACTTTTCAGAGACAGAGCCACCTGCTGCATATGCATGCCCGCCACCATCTCCGCACACTTCTTGTCCAAATTCAATAAGACTAATATCTTGTATTTTGACATTTCTTCTAAAGCTCACTCGGTTCGTATTCATATTTACCACAATTGCAATATCTGCACCCTTATCATCAAGTAAATAGTCCGCCACATCGTTAATAGCTGTATTGGCAAATGCACTCATTATCTTACAAGAACGTCCTTGGACATCTTTAGTAATTGAATAGATTTCTAAATCTCTCTTAATTTGTTCAATTTTAGTTAAATGTTGTTTTATTAGATTCTGTTGTTTAATATTGAATCCTTTGAATCCATTATAAAAGTCTTCTATAAACACATTGAATCTGTTTTGGGTATTCCAATATAAAACATTAAGATTCTTTGAATCTGGTAACTGAAGTGTATAACTATCATAATCGTCACCCAATAATATTAATTTCTTTCTATTATTGGAAAGTTTAATATCTGTAATCTTTTCAAATACCTTATATGCCAATTTACAAGCAGATGGATATTCCTTTACAATTGCTGTTGCGTGCTGATAAGGACCAGTATCTACATGTGTTTTGTGATGATCAATAATAAAATGTTTAGGTGTGTCTATTAGATCTTTATGTTCTCCAACATCTAAATCTAATATGAATATCTTATCAAATTTATCTGGATTCCATCTTGATAAAAATTTTGTATATTCAGTTCTAAAGTTTGTCACTGTTGTTGTAGTGCAGCTTATTTCATCATCTGGATGAAACCATGCAAATACTAAATAACTGACAACGCCGTCTAAATCACAATCTGTGAATAAGTGATATTTTTTCATTTTAATACTTTCCTATTAGTGGGTTACTTGTTGTTCCTAAATCTCTTAATATATTTTCTATTGTATCGTCTGCTGCTGTTACATCTTGATTGCTAATTATATCATCGTTTGTTTGATACATATATAATGTATCATAATCTATGCGCATTCCTTTAGTTCCAAAATTGGGACCATATCGATTCTTTTGCATTCCTAAATGAATAATACCTAAATCCTTATCTGTTTCATTGCTCCATACTGCAAACATTACGTCCGCTGTATGTGCTAGACCCATACTCTCACTGGTACTTTCTAATCCAGGATCGGCTTTGTCATAACCAGAACGATTTAACTGTGTTGCACTTACAACTGGGCATTCGAATATATAACTCAATGCTCTTAATTGTTCGGTAA